ATGTCGTTTGCTAATCTTAAAAAGCAATCAAAGCTAGGTTCTTTGACAGCTAAACTTGTTAAAGAAGTCGAAAAAATGAATAACACAGGGGGATCAACTGATGATCGTCTGTGGAAACTTGATGTTGATAAGGGTGGTAATGGATATGCCATAATCCGTTTCTTACCTGCTCCTAACGGAGAGGATCTTCCATTTGTGAAGTTATACTCTCATGCGTTTCAAGGACCAGGCGGATGGTATATTGAAAACTCTTTGACAACTTTAGGTCAGAAGGATCCAGTATCAGAATACAACACTGAACTCTGGAATAATGGCACAGATGCAGGTAAAGAGACAGCAAGAAAGCAGAAGCGTAAGTTAACTTACATTTCTAATATCTACGTTGTTAAAGATCCTGTGAACCCAGAAAATGAAGGAAAAGTATTCCTATTCAAATATGGTAAGAAAATCTTCGACAAACTTACTGCAGCAATGCAACCAGAGTTTGAAGATGAAGAAGCAATCGATCCATTTGATTTCTGGCAAGGTGCTAACTTCAAGTTGAAGGCAAAGAATGTTGCAGGTTTTAGAAACTATGATAGTTCTGAATTTGCTGCTGTAAGTCCTCTTCTTGACGATGATGATGCACTAGAAGGTTTATGGAAGAAACAGTTCTCTCTTGCAGAGATTGTTGCTGCCGACCAGTTTAAAACTTATGATGAACTCAAGAAACGTTTACAAAATGTTTTAAGAGTGGCGAGTTCCCGTCCATCCGATCCAGAAGTCTTTGAAGAAGAGACAACTCGTGGATCAGTAAGAGAACTTGAAGACTTAAGTGAAGGTCTTGGTAGTAGAACCAAAGAACCAGTATCACTTGCTAGTGATGAAGATGACGATGCTTTATCTTATTTTGCTAAACTAGCAGAATCCTAATAAGAATTCATAAGGTTGGAATTTTCAGTCGTCGCAGTCGTTTCATCAACGTATTGCGACGATTTATCATATACCATGATATCTCTGAAATCATTTAAGAATTGCTGTAAATATTCGAGTCTTAAAATTTGTATTTGACGTTTCTTATTATTTTCACTAGTCTCGTATTCATAATGACTTACACCAGTTCTTACATTTGTTCCAGAAACTGATTGACGACCACCATCATAGTAGGTGAATACAAAATCTTCATCAACAACTTTGCCTTTTGGAAGTATGATTCTTCCATCGGCATTTTTTATTTCTTTTGTTTCATAATATTTTACGTTATTTAAATTAGTTCCATATTTTTCAAGAGCAAAGTCATATATCTCTTTATCAGACAACGGCCATTCATTTCTGACGTTGATAATTCCAGCGGTCATGATCACAACCCAATCAAGTTCTGGTGATCCATACTCTTCATCTGCAACCATATCTGGTCTATAATTCATTGGAATTTGATAGTAATTAAATAATGTGAAGTTATTTTTTAGATCATCACGTAATTTAATTCTACGAAATATGTTTTTAACCTCAATTGTATTAAGTGAGGAAAAACGATCCGACATGTAAGAAGGATATATTAAATTTGGAAACTCTCTAAAAAAACCCATTAGAATCCTACTCCTACTTCATCTACATCATAATCAACATCATAAATTGGTTCGAGTTCTTTAAATGTAAGATCCATTACCATTGAAACAGGAGTTCCATCAGCATAAGTCATATGTGATGCTTCACCAGTGTAGTTTACAGATATATCAGTTAAGAAACACTGTTTAAACTTGTGTAGAAATGAATGATCTTGATTACCTGTACGATACCTTAAATTAAATACGTTAGGTGTTTTTAGAAAGAATGATCCACCTTGACCAGCAGATGCTTTTGTTTTCACTGCCATATTACTTTTAAGTGATCTTATAATTAATCTTACTTGCTCTGCTTCTTGTTCATTACGAGGCATCATTTTGTAGGAAAATTTAAAGTTTCTCAATGTAGGACCATTGAAGAGTAATTCCATGTTTGGATTAAAGACTTCTCCATTTTCTCTTGCCATCAATTGATCAACAGTAATATTTCCACCTAACATTCCCACTGCTTGTGTTGTTAGTTGTTTTTTCAAAAGATCAGCAGCTTTTCCACCACCACCAACTCCCGCAACAAATTCATCCCTCGCTTGTGCTACAGAGTCTTTAATTTGAGTAGCATATTCTCCTGCTCCTTTTGTAAAGTCAGCATCCATTAAATTTCTAATACCAGTTGCTGCAGTTGCCTGTAAATTTCCTAACTTACTGCTACCATAATCAACCGAGTTTCCATCTTGTACTGAATTAGGAACTGGTAATATTATAGTTCCGTTGTTTAGTAGTGCTTTTGTTGCTAATCCTCTTGGTCTTGTGCTACCTACAACTTTACTTCCTTGTATTCTACGATTTCCTGATGATGGGTTTGAAATTAAACTACCACTTGATTGTTTGACTGACTTATATTCTACAATATCAATTTGTAGATAATCCGTATGTGCTGTGAGTGCTTGATATGGATATCTTAAAACACCACCTCTTGATGGTCTTTGTGATTTTTTTGGAAAACTATAATTCTCTCTTCTTTTTTTAGATTCTACTTCATTTCGCACAGATTCCCTTATACTCTTCTGAAGCATAATACAATTCTTGTTGTTTGTAAGTGGAATCGAGTCCTGCTGGTAACATATCCTTTTTTAACTATTTATACGTATTTTCCCAAAAGGTAGAGTTTGTAAATCTCTTATCTCATTTGGATATACTTTATGTAGACTTCCAACCACTTCTTGAAAGGTATATTGTCGTGTTTGACCCCAATGAAAATTGATTCCACTGAAACCCCATGAGAATATATTTGTAACAGCAACAAATGGGTGTGCATCATAACGAACACTGGATGTTTTTGGTTGGTATACAAAAGTATAGTAGTTACCAACACTTGGGGTTGCTTCTGTTTCACTCAATACATCAAGAATTTCAACCATCAATGTATCAGGATCTTCAATGCCTATTAATTCATTTAATACTGGACTGATTCGACTCATTTGATTCCAAGTTCGTTTTCTGTCAAGACTTTAAACTCCCATAATCTATCTTTACAAAATTCTCTTGCTGCCTTCCATTTTGCTTGGTTGCGAGCATATTCATAAACTTCATAGATATATCCTTTTGTTTTCCTCTTTTTAACTTGAGGTTCAACTGTTTGTTTAAATGGTTTCACTTCAATCAAGTATTTTTTGATCTGACCAGTTGATTCTCTAACTTTGATGTAAAAATCTGGAAAGTATCTATGAATCTTATTATCAACAGGAGAACGGTATGGTAGTGCAATTTCTTCACTTCCCCACTCCAATACATTCGTATTCTTATCACAGTAGACCATGAATTTCTTCTCCCACAATGACCTATAGATGATGTTTGTAGGGTCTCCTTTATACTTTTTGATGAAGGTCGGTCTAAACTTACCTTTATATGACATAAATAGAAATAATATAGAAAGTCTTAATAGGTATTTAGAGTGGCAAAACCTATAGTTAGAAACATAAACATGTTTGGTGCAAAAGAGGCACTTACACCTCTTGCACAGTCAAATTATTATCAAGTTAGTTTCTCTTCACTTAAACCATCAGTTACAAATCATCTTACGTTCATGGGAATCGGTAATGTAAGAGATTTTATATCAAGAAAGAGTGGTATATTATGCAGCGAAGCATCATTACCAGCATCTGCTTTTACCACAGGAGAGGTGAAGGGAGATTTTATGGGAGTTCCACAGGAATTTGCACACACAAGGATCTACACTGATATTGATTTTACATTTTACATTGATGAGAATTATACAAACTTAAGAATATTTGAAGGTTGGATGGATTATATTTCTAGTGGTGCAGGCGTAAGTCAGGGTCAAAAGGGATTTTATCGAAGAGTACAGTATCCAGATTCATATAAATGTGATACAATGTATATAACTAAATTTGAAAAGAACTATAGAAGGAGATTAGATTATCAATTTATCAACGCATTTCCAAAATCGATAACCTCAATCCCTGTTTCTTATGGTTCTGCTGAAGTTCTGAAAGTTACTGTTAGTTTTAATTATGACAGATATATCATGAACGTAGGTCGTATAAATAACTAAACTGAATTGTATCAGACATTATGCCTTTACCTAAAATTAATACGCCAACTTATGAGTTGGTATTACCTTCAACTGGTAAAAAAATAAAGTATCGCCCATTTCTTGTAAGAGAAGAGAAAATTCTGATTATGGCACTTGAATCGGAAGATATGAAACAAATTACGGATGCGATTGTAGAAATATTAGATGCCTGTATTCTTACAAGGGGAGTCAAGTTAAGTAATTTGTCAACTTTTGATATGGAATATCTGTTTCTTAACGTGCGTGGTAAGTCGGTTGGAGAAACTATTGAAGTTAATTTACTATGCCCTGACGATGAGAAAACTCAAGTCACTGCCATGATTGACATTGACACAATTAAAATACAGAAAGATAAATCACACAAGAATATAGTCAAACTTGATGATCAACTTTCTATGAAGATGAAATATCCATCAATTAATCAGTTTATTGAAAATAACTTTGAAACATCAGAAGATACAGCGAGTTCTGATATATCAACGACTATGGAAATGATAACTTCTTGTATTGACATGATATATAATGCAGAGGAGAGTTGGAGTTCTAAAGATTCTACAAAAGAAGAGTTATCTGAATTTGTTGAGTCATTAAATACTAAACAATTTAAAGATGTTGAAGAGTTTTTTAGAACTATGCCTAAACTTTCACATACAGTGAAAGTTACAAACCCACACACCAAAGTTGAATCTGATGTCGTATTGGAGGGACTAGCTGCTTTTTTCAGTTAGGTATGTCTCATACGAATCTAGAGTCATACTATAAAATTAATTTTGCCTTGATTCAGCATCATAAATACTCTTTAACGGAGATTGAAAATATGATTCCGTGGGAGCGTGAGATTTATGTTTCGTTATTACAGCAGTATATCGAAGAGGAAAACCTAAAGGCACAACAGAGTGGAAACTACTAATCTAAAACTTAATGTAACTAAC